CTGCGCTATTCAATGTAGACGCAACAGTTGATGCTCTTAATCCTGTTTCTTTTGCAACTGCACTAAATCCGCCGATCATCTCTGCAGCTTCTTGGGCGCTTTTTCCCTGCTTGTTCATAGCTGTATTGAAATATTCAGCACCCTCGGATACAGATACGCCCATGGCAGCAGCTTGAGCTGCAGCAACAGCATAGAGCTTTGTTGACCCAATTCCCGTATCAACACTTTGATTTAACTGATCTAATGATAAGCTGGTATTTTTAGTCGCCTCAACAAACCCTGTCATGGCATCTTTTGTAAGATACATAGATTGTGCAAATTGACTTGCCGTCTCTGTCCTTAAACCATCTGCAAATCTTTCTGCTTCGCCAATTGTGCTTCCAAACTGCTTTCCTAAGTCAAAAATGCCTTTATCATATTCTCTTAACGCTCTGGAGGGCCCGTCAAAAGTTTCTGCCAATAACTTAGCAGATTCAACAGCACCTTCTCCAAGCTCGCCAAGAATGCTCGTGCCAACCGACATGGCTTGAAACATAGCATTTGCCGCGCTACCAACCCCTGGAATTTTTGAAGCAAGAGTTCCAAGAAAGCTAAGAGATTTAGAGCCTGCGTCTGTCATGCCGCTGATTGCCTCTGCAGCCTCCTCAAAGGCTGGAGTCATACCGCCGACCTTACTGCCACCAACTGACGAGCCAAGTTCAAAAATACTCTTTACAGAACTATTAAACCCCTCTGTAGTATCCTTGGCCTCTTTCGCAGCCTTACGGTACGCCTCGACCTCAGCACGGAGCTGTGCAACCTCATCTTGAACGGACATTTTGCTTTATTTATCCTTTGTTATATTAAATAATCTAGACATATCTTTCGGCATCCTCGTACTCCTAGCGTCTCTAGGCTTGTCTCCAGTATTACCTTGTAAATTAGTATTTTTATACTTACCCCGAATAGACTTAACCAATTCATCATTCTTTCTAAATTCTTCTTGAAGTATTTGTCTTTCGAATTCTTCATCTGAAGCAAATCTGTCATCATCCTTAGAATCTCTAATATTTCTAATTTTTTGCACAGCTTCAGAATTCCAGAACGAAGCCAAATATTCAGCAAGATCTAGATTATATTCATATTTGTTTTTTTCATCTTCTTGCAACATTTGGGCGTACCAAAGCCATTGAGCTTCGCTGATATTCTCGAAACGCTCATCGTCAGAAGTGCAACTCCATGTCTTGCATAGAGCCCAGCGGAGCCTGCTGATTGGCTCCTCGGTTATACTTTTAAATCTTCTAAACCAATCTCTTCACTAGAGGCTGCTACAAGCTTTTCGTATATTTGATATACTCTTTCAACAACAACTGACTGCATGTTAAGAACAACATCCAACCTTCTCTCTGCAACGCCCTCTAACTCTTCATTTGCACAAAGATCTTCTAAAGGAACTCCATTTACCGACTCAATAACATAAGAAACAGTAACAGGCTTTATGTCTAGCAATCTATCTATCTGATCAAATTGCATCACTGTTTGCATAATTTCCTTTTGCTGCTTTGTAGATAATGTGGTTATAACAAATTTATATCCAACTATATCCACAACCTCATTTATCTTTCCTAAAAAAATTAAATTTTTCAAATCATCTAGACCGAGCATTGTTTCATTTGTTTCTTCTTTACGATTGTCGTCTACAACGGGCTCGATCTCTTCTAAGCTATCTTCTTCATTACTTGTATCATTAGAACGACTAATCGTGGCGGTTCTCTTTGGCATTGAGTCTCCTTTCTTTAGTTATACTAAAAATGCTATATTATTTTACTTTATATAAACAAAAAACACCATCTTTTAAAAAGATGGTGTCTTTATAATTTAATTTAATTTTTGTATATCAACTATAAGCTGCCGAAATAAGACCCGGGAAGTCCAAGGGACCTCTGCGGTCGCCCATATCCGCAGCCTGCTCAACTGCATCCACATCGATCTTGGAGGCATCGACCTCTCTGCTGCCACCCACGCCTTGGCTGTTTGCAACCGGCTCGTGTGCTCGCTTGGAAGATATGAATTCACAATCAATACCAGCAGATTCTGCAATAGTATAATCAGAAGTTTGATAAGTCTTTGATAAATTATTGAACCAGCAATTATGATAAGTCGTTATAACCGCATCATCACCGTCTCCTGTAAACTTATCAATAACCACTATATCAAACGGCATTCTTTGAGCATGAATATTCTTAAAGCCTCTGGCAAAAGATTCAGGCAAAGATAAGCCATCAAATACAATTCTGTTAACCTGCAAAGAGAACTTTGCCGGAGACTGAGGAACTAACTCTATTATGCCATCAGTTCCAACTTCCGAAATAGGCTTGTTAGATCTTGACTGAGTTTCTTGAAAAGACTGGATCGCGCCGACTGGCTCGCCATTGACATAAACAATAACCTGCGTTGATAGACCGGTTCTAGTCTTTGCGCCTGTAATTGTAGCGCTATCAAATAAAGTTGATGTATTTGGATAATCTGCCATTATTTTCTCCTATTATATGACCCCAACTTCTATATCTATAAAGATGTAATTTATAGGATAAGCTGGAGAGAACTGTAAAAATACGTTAATCTGTCTTGGGTCAACCTTATCTTGTTCAACCCTAACATTCTTATACTGAGTGACCAACCCTTGAGCAATTAGTGCCGACATAATCGAACTAACCCTAGCTCCAACAAGGTTGTTTGTATCTCCGCTTTGTACTCCGCCTATAAATCCCTTAAGAGAGTTTCTCAAAACTCGTTTAACGGTGTCTCTAATGAAGATAATAGAGATTTCTTCATCCTCAACAAATCCTGATTGACTTGTTGTTCTGCCTGCCAAAACCTTTCCGCCTCCGGTTACTGGCTCAACAACTGTTGCGCCGACGTTACCAAGGCCATTTAAAATGACAGGTCTAAAAATCTTGTCTCTGGTTAATGCAAATCCAGATAATGTCTTGTATGTTAACGGAAGAGCTACATTCTGTCTTGCCGATAGCCACCCAGAAGCTGCTGCGGCCATATAAAACCCGTGTAGATTAACATTTGTTCCATTTACATTTCTAACAATCGTATCTGGGAACATATAAACACATCTGTTGCTCGTATAGTTATCACTTAGCTTGAAGTTTACAAGGTCTTCCACATTATCATCAAGAACCTCTTCTGGATCATCTCCCTGAATTCCTTCAAGAATTCCGATATCTTCGACCGCAACCTCTTCTGTTCCGATTAAAGCAGCGGCTGAAACCCCCATTTGCGCTCCGATAAATGCCACCCTCTCCATCCTGTTTGCAACAGAACTCATGTTCTCACAGTGATTAACTGTTGCTCTAAAGATTGAAGAAATAGCCTGAGTTGGAAGAGGTACGATGATTTGAGCATCCGCAGCCTCAAGCGCCTCAAGCGCGTTAAACCAATTTGTATCAAAATAATCTGAATCATTTTCGTCTACATAAGAAATCTTAAGACCATCACCATCCTGAAGAACGCCGCTAGTTACAAGATCTTCATGAAGAAGAAGACAAGCATCATCAGGGGTGCTAGAAGGATCCTTGATGAAGAAGTTAATATCTTCATATTCAGCCGCAAGAGTTATAGCCTCACCATCGCTGGCCCTCACAACATATGCTTTTGAATCATCTGTTACTGCGCTTATTGTAAGCTCGACCTCATCAACTCCATCATTATCCAGCCCCAGCGCTCCAGAAACCTGCTCTTTACTTGTTAAAGCCGTTCTGCTATCCCAAGCTTCTCCGGCATTTTCCATGCTTGTAACGACAATTGTCATCCCAACATGTTCTCCGTCAAAATCAAATTCTGGAGTTGTGAAGTAAAATCCATCATCATCTTCGGCAATTTCGCCTTCGATTCCATTTCCAACAATGTCCTCATCTATATTTACAACCGTATATGAGAAAGCATTATCAGAACTTCCTATCCAATTATATTGCTGGATATCTGATTCAAGCTGAGAGTTATAAAAGTCTACTTTATTCGGGAAAACCTGTGTTTCTTCGCCATCTCTTACAATAAAAATGTTAACCCTAGAGTCTGCATCAGGTCGGCCATTTCTAAGGCCTGTAATTGGTCTTGAGATAACGAACCTAAGATCATCTACTTCGCAACCAGATCCACAATCTGGAAATCCACCGACTCCCAAAGAATCTCTTTCTTCTAATAGAGTTGCGGTTGTTCTTCTTGGGATTGCAGGCTTGCATTGAAGCGCAAGAATTGCTGGCGCCCCATTCTCCATGGCCATCTGTGACCCAAGAGAAAGAGTGTTGTCTTCGCTTGGGTTTCCGTGCTTCGTAAATAATGAATTAGCACCTGTAAAAAACTCTGGATCATTAAGATCACCTTCGAAAACATATTTTGCCTCTAAGTT